TTGGCATATCGAAAGCCTTAAGGCTCGTCTCATGTTCTACACGTTTGCTCTTATCATGTGGTGGTCGACTTTGCACGCCCTTTTCGGGTTTTTGTGCTGTTTCGGCCCTGTTTATTTAGTGTTAGCTCTTTTTGCTGTTGCGAGTCCTGTTTCCGTTTTGGATTCACTGTTGTTGTGCGTCACCTTTCCTTGGGTGGTTGTCTTCATTTTCCGTTCATGGCGCTCCAGGCTAGACCAGGAGGTCATACTCATCAACTCAGTGGGCAAGGATGAAGCCCTCTGGCATGACCTTGACCTTTTCGAGGGTAAGGTTGCATTCCGCGCTGTTGGCATGCAGGGTTGGGATCTCCTTTCCCCTTACATAATCCGAGTGTTGGGCGATGTTGGCCTTTCTGAGGTGCCACTTGAAGGCGACCTAAGAGACGGGTTATACAAGGCGTCCTCACGGTGGTGGAGCAACTGTGTGTTGTCCATCCACGCTGTCGCTTCGCACAGGTTCACTCCATGGTTTTACCTTAGTTTCATCACGTTTTCCTTTATCATTAGGATACCTGTATTCATAGCTAAGAAAGGGCTGGCATTGTTGCGGTTTTGGGCGCTTGGCGCCCTTTTTATCTGGCACATGCCAGATGAGCTAGCCGCCAAGTTGTACACGACCCTTGTCGAGGTTTCCTCTTTGTTTTACGATGGCAAATTTGTCGAGTGGGTGGGCTGGCAGCTGACCCGGCTTTCTGTGCGGGTCACTGTTGTGCTGCTCGATGCCCAATTTATTGGGGTCAAATGGACCACTAGAAAGGGTTTCAGATCTGACTCTGAGGCTCGTAAGTTTTCCAGTGTTTTGCGTGAGGGACTTATGCAGTTCTCCATTTTTGTGACGGACTTAGGCCTACCTCATTACATCCGTGGCTCAAGAGAGCCTACAAGGCAAGGAGTCCAGGAGTCTTACGAGCTCCTTAAGGAGCTTGGCTGGCCTGTCAATGTGGGCTTGCAGGACCCTGATTTGTCGGTTGTGCCTGAGAAGTGGTCCTCATGGGTCATTTCTGGCACGGATTGGCAGCAAGGCATAAACAACATGAAAACTCATGTTGACCATGACCTTGACAAGCTGCGCCTGCATGCCATCGAGTACCGTAGGACAGAGGAATATGCTAGCGTCGAGAATGAACTTGAAGCCACTTCCCGTTACTTCCGTTCTCCAAGGTACGACTACCCTGACCTTGCACTCGAGGACGTGTGGTTCATGATCAAAGACACTTTTGTGCATAGCAGGCTGACTCCTTTTAACCACATAATTCGAATGTGGGAAAAGAAATATGGGTTGGGGGCTTTCTTTAGGCGCCCTGGATCTAAGGCCAAGATGCGCAGGTCTGATTTCATTTCTTCCATCGGAGGTTATGCCCCTTTCAAGAGGCTTTGGCGTGCCACGTTTGAGGTGGCCACCTCCATTGTGCCCGTGTCCGCTGTGTCCGTGAAGAATGAGGCCCTTCCACCAAACAAGTGGGCTGAGAACAAGGTTCGCAGCATTATTGGCTCTCCTATTGCCCACTACATTCTGTCAACAATATGGAATTATGAGCCGAACCATCGTTTTGCCTGGACCACGACACCCACAAAGATCGGCATGCCTTTGAATGGGTATTGGCTTGCTGACCTTTATCACCGTCATTCAAGGTGTCAACACCATGTCGCTGGCGATATGTCGGCGTTTGACTCAACCCTTAGCGGGGAGGTGGTCAAGATGATTGCGGCCGTCCGCAAGAAGGGGTTCGAGTCTCATAAGGATGTTGACCGCATTTGTGACCTTATAGATGTTTCTTATGAACAGCTAGGGCATCAATTGCTTAACACCACAAGCACTGGCAACATTTATGGCAAAGGCACAGGCCTCACTACAGGTCACTCCTCTACCTCCATGGACAATTCTCTTGGCCTCCTCATCTTGTACCTCATGGCATGGAAGCAACTGACTGGCCTTGGGGCGCGGGAGTTCAAGCATTTTAACGAACTTTCTGATTACGGGGATGACCATATCCTTTCCTACCTCTCCACCAAGCCGGCCGCCTGGAATTTCAGGAATATCCAGAAGGTGATGGCTAGGTGGGGTGTCACTAATAGGGAGGAGAAGATGGGTTCACTTGACGTGATACCATTCCTGTCAAAGACTTCCCGGAAAGTGACGAACGAGGACCGGGTTTCCTTTGCTAAGTATGGTGTGAAGGAGCCTAAGCGTGTTGTCTTGCATGACCGGGAAAAGCTTGTCGGCAAGATGGTTGCAAAGGTCAAGAATTTGGACCCTGTCTATCGTGCCAAACGTCTTATTTCTTACATGGGCCTAACGGCCCATCATGAAGATTTATATTCAGGCATCTCGGATGTCCTTGCGCGTTCTTCGACCCTCCGAAGGGCGGTTCGGAAAGAAGGCTTGAAGATACCCACCTATAAGAAGGTGTTGCAACAGTGGTACAACCCTTCTGCAAACATTAGTCATGACGTTATTCAAGAGGAACTTTCTGACGGTCAGAAGTCGATGGTCATGCACTATGGCCAGGTCACAATTATCGACTCTATCTCTGGCGCCCTTGCAATGTTGCCTGACATTCTCAATCCGGCAATATTCAATTTTGGCTACAGCCGTCTTCTCCAGCTTCAATTGCGCTCATTTCTTGAATGGCCTATAGAATTCCTCGTTATGCAAAATGGCGTGGTCAGTCAGGCAGAACTCCTGCGAATCTTCCGTAGCACTGCCTATGAGGCGGTTGACCCCACTATACACACTATGAGTGGTGCGTCTTATGATTACGGAGGGTTGCTGTTGAGGCATTGGCTATTTTGTTGGTACAAAGGCCGGTCTCTGGCACCTAGCGTCCTCTCTTGGTTTGAAAAGGTGGTGGGGAAGGTCAATTTGGTTCAATTCTTACTTAATGGCAGGGCAAACATCCAGCTTGGCCGAGCCAACCCGTACTTGTTAGACCTGTTTGTCATTTCCATTCTTAATTTAGTGCCAAGTGTGCCTATCCTTTCACCTCTAAAGTCAATCCGCCTTCCACGGGTTGACATATTCCTTGACATGGTGTGGCAAGTTCTTGTTGTGTTTGTGTGGTCAGGTGTGCCCCCAAATTACAAGGAGCTCACCCACCTTGCTCGCCAGTTGCAAGAACTAAAAGGCGGGGTGCTGGTCACAGCTCCAACGGGGACTGGAAAGAGCACTACCATGGTTAAGCATCTTGAGTTGACACTTGGCCTCTTCTATAATAAGATTGTCATTATTGAGCCCCGGAGTGCCCTTGTCAAGAGTCTCGTGCCCTATTGCAAGAACACCTTGAATATGAGTTGCACTGGCCGTACGATGGGTTTTGACTTTGACAGGAGGGAGAAGGTTTGGTATGTCACCCCTCAAGAAGCAGCCCTCCATTGGGAAGAGACCTTTGAGGAGAACAACCTCATTATGATTGATGAGGCTCACATAGAAGAACCATTCTATGTGTTCCTCAAGGAGGTGCTCAAATCAAGTGGCCGTGGGCATTTGTTGGTCACGGCAACTCCCACGCCTTCTCTGCTTGACTCCTGTGTTGCGCAAGTCCCTTTGTTGCTTGCACAGCTCTGGACAGTGTTGTCAAGCAAGGACAGTTGCATGGAGTCGGACCCTAGGACCTGCATCAAGCGGTATGAGGACTGGGTGGTTGACCAAGTCCACAATTCGTGGACGAATTCAAAGGCCCTTGTCTTCCATCCTTCTAAAGATGGCGCTGCCAGGCTTGCAGACAGGATTTCTCGCAAATGCAGCTTCTACAACAGCGATGTGCAAGATGGCTCTGGCCAGGTTATTCTCTCGACAAACGTGACTGATGCTGGCTTGACATTGCCTAATGTAGACTTGGTCCTCACGTCTGAGCTGGACAATGTCATGGACCCTGCTGCAGGAACTGTCGTCCTTGGGCGTTTATCACTGCAGACGACCTATCAGCGGAGAGGTCGTACCGGCCGTACCTCTAATGGGCAATTTAAACTCTTTGCCTGCCCTAATGCGAATGTGAAACAAATCGCAGAGATTGCGCTGAATGAAAAATCCCTGGTGAGTGAATGGTTGAGCCTTGGTTTATCTCCTTGGCTTATTCATACCATTGATTCTAAAAGGATGTTTTCATTCTTGGGGATGGATTCTGAACGAGTTGACCCCGATTTACTTCGGGAGACTCTGAATTCTCTCCAACTTTTCTCCAACAACTTGGAGTTTTTGCGCGCTTCTAGGGCAGCTCAGGAGGCCCAAAAGGCTGAAGACCCTAATAAATTTGTCTATGACTACTCCGCATCAGGCATCATACGTGACAGTAGTACGATCGACTTTTCTGAGATTTCCCGCATTGCACTGCGGGTTGCTGCCCTCGGTCCATCCCTTAAGAGGGGCACGGATGTCGATGCTGGGCAGCTTGACTCTGACCTTTTCTTCCTGGACCAGATTAGCGGGGTTCACACCCCGTTTAAGAACCTAATGCCCGACCTGACTGGGCTTTTAGAAAAGACAGACTATGATTATAAAGAAGTGCAGGCCATTAAACCGCCTAAGATTTTGCACAAAGGTTGTCGGGAGCCTGATGAGCCTTAATGGCCTTGGATTTGACATGTCGAAACCCATTTGGGTAGTTCCCTGAAAATGACTTCTGTGAATACTTTCAACACCGCTGAAACAACGGGTGCCCTCTTGGGCGAACAAATCAAGGCCATCCGCCGTTACCGGATGGAGAACCAAGGCTTCAAGGGCTTTTGGGTGCAAGCCGAAAAGCTTGACGCCCTTGAGTCAGGACTGGAGAAGCTTATCTCTGGTGAGGAAAAGACCAGCCTTGGCATGTCAGCTCTATCGTCCCTTAACGAGGAGTTGCAGGAGCTCAGGCGTGAGAATGCTTCTCGCAAGACCATTCTCGAGGCATCCAAGTTTAATGAGGCAAAACTCAAGGGTGACCTCGAGCAAATGAAGCGGTCCGCTGACGCAATGAGGGAACTTTCCCAAAAAGAAAAGGCAGACATTGGCCAGACAATTAATGAGCTCAAGGAGGAGCTCTCATCTGCCAGAAAGTCCCTGGCTGCCAGTCGGCAGGCCAACCGGGAGAGTGTCAAGGAGGCAACCGCTGACAAAGGGGCTTTGCAAGCCGACTTGAAGTTGAAGGCTGATGAAGTCACTCGCCTCAACAATCTTCTTGCTGACCTTAATGGGCAGGTCAAAAGCAAGACTAAGGCTGTCAATGACGCTTACGCCCAGGTAGAGTCACTCAAGGCCCGCATTGAAGCCGAGTCTTCACTGCAAAAGAGGGCCTCTGGCATGAGTTACAGTGATGCTTTGAAGCAACCAGCACCTGAGCTTAAGCCTCTCGACCCCATTCCTGAGCCGGAGCGTTATGTGCTCAAGAAGGCTCTGAAGAGTGACGTTAAAGCCAAGCTTGAAGAATATGCAGCCTTGAAGAGAGAAGCTATCCGTGAACGTGCTCACAAGCTCATGGAGATTGCCAACTCGACTGACCCGAAGAACTTTGTTGGATACAAGGCTTATGCCTCTGTCCTATTTTCAAAGATCAAGGACACTCCCGTTGGGCGTCGCATGAGCTTTGAACCGGCTATTGACGACTTGTGGGAGTCCATGGCATTCACTAGTGGAAAGCCCCTAAGGGCGGTCAAAGCCCAGTACAATGAGCTTTTCAACACACCTGTTGAAGAACAGGAAAAGGAGAAGGCCTCATCTGCCGGGTCAGAGACATGGTGGCAGTCCACCAAGTTTGACTTCTGGTGGTATAATGCCACCTCACGCTCCTGGTACAAGGAGCAAAAGGAGCGCCTTGTTGGCAAAAAGGCCCAAGCCAGTTCCTGGTTTGGGAGGCTTAAACTCCGTGCAGAGAGTCTTAGGCTTTATATTGTGTCATTCTGGCACTGGGGGTCTTCTGTGGTTAAAACCGATTAAGACAGACCTCCATCAAGGGAGTAGTTACCCCTTGCATCTTAGCCTGTAAAGGCTG